ATGAAGATACGATATAAAATATCAGTTGCTTCTGCAGCAGTATTACTAAGTTTTATTATTTTTGTCGGTGTGTTTTTTCGAATGACCGTAAAAGATGTAATAGTAGAAGAGATTTATGATAAACTGTCAGGTAACTCTGCCCTGGGCTTGATGCTTCTGGACAGTAAGATCTCCGGTAACTGGCATGTGGAGGGAGATGACCTTTATAAAGGGGAAACCCTTATGAATGACAACACGGAAATACTGGATGCAATCTCCGGAAAGACAGATAATATGTACACGGTTTTTGCAGGAGACACAAGGGTGACCACCACCATAACCGATAAGAACGGCAACAGGGTAGTAGGTACCAAGGCTTCTGATAATGTAGCACAAAAGGTTATAAGAGAAAATACGGAATATAAAGGGGAAGCCCTGGTATTAGAGAAAAAAGCCTATGCCTATTATGTGCCTTTATATGATGAAAACAATCAGGTAGTAGGAATGTGGTACTGTGGTGTATTTGCACAGGATCTCAATGAACATATATTACAGAAATCAATTCATATCCTGGCTATCCTGGGAGTAATGCTGGTTCTGGGATTAATCGTATCCTATGTACTTGGAGAAATCATATCCAAAGGATTTGTTAAGATCAAAGAGAGCATGGCAAGAATTGAGAACGGTGATCTGACCGGTATCTTTTCAGGCAAACAGATTCTTAGAAGAGATGAGTCCGGTGATATTAACAGATCCTTTTTGCAAATGCAGAAAAATATCAGCCGAATGATGGAGAGTATTCATACTGAGAGCAGTAAAATAAAAGAATCAATTGACTATATGGTGGCAAGTTCAAATAATGTATATGAAGATATTGAAAATATCTCCGCTACGACAGAAGAACTTTCAGCAGGAATGGAAGAAACAGCAGCTTCTGTTCAGGAAATTGGCTATACTGCTACAGAAATAGAGAAGGAGATATCAAACGTTGCAGGAAAGTTAGACAATGGAATAACCCTGTCAAACGAGATCAAAGGAAGAGCAGACGATCTAAAGCAAGCTGCCCTGTCTTCCCAGCAAACAGCAGTAACTGCCTATGAAGGTGCTAATAAGAGGCTGCGCCAGTCCATAGAAAAAACGAAAGCCATTGAAGAAATCAAATCCTTGTCTCAAACCATACTATCCATAACGTCACAGACGAACCTGCTGGCATTGAATGCCTCTATTGAATCAGCAAGAGCAGGGGAGGCTGGAAAAGGGTTTGCGGTAGTTGCCGAACAGATACGTATATTGGCAGAAGATTCAAAATCTGCTGTATCTAAGATTGAAAATATTACAACCTTAGTTGCTGATGCCGTAAATGAACTGGTTGTTGACTCTCAGAATATACTGTCCTTTGTTGATAATCAGGTAATTAAGGATTATGAAAATACTGTTCGTATAGGTGAGCAGTATGATGTTGATGCCGGTACTGTAAAGGCTATGGTAGCTGAAATAAAAGACTCCACTCAGATTTTAAAGGAATCCATTCAATATATAAAAACAGCTATTGATGAAGTGACCTTAGCTACAAATGAAGGAGCGAAGGGAGCAACAGATATTGCAGAAAAATCCTCCTCCATAGCAGAGAAGACTTCAGAGGTACTGCAGCAGGCGAAGCTGAATGAAGAAAGTGCAGCAAAATTAAATGAACATGTTGGTTTCTTTAAAATTAAATAGTTAAGATAAGGATATAGCCATAACAGGCTATAGATAGAAATTGAGAGAAAAAAGAATACCCTGTAAGCTGGAACAGTTTTCATAAAAATGTCCGGCCTGCAGGGTATTTTATTATACCTGTACGGATAATTTAGGCAGTATTTGAGCTGTTGAAGTACTTGAAGTGCAAAGCTTATTTAATTCCTGGGGTTTAGGAGGGTACTTACTAACTTAATTGAATTTATAAAGCTCAGATTTCAAGTTCGATTTTATACTTATCAAGCCAGTAATTTATCTGCAGTAAGTAAGCCAGCATCTGAGGGCCAGCCATTAATTGACCAAACCAGGGTTTACCATAATCAGAAGGGGTCGAAAGGAAAGCCTCCACTTTCTTTCTGTCAATAAGCCGGTTAACCGGAGAGGAGGGATTATTCAGTACTTCCGTTAATCTTTCTGCAAGAATTGCTTCATAATGGGGATTGTAGGTTTTGGGATAAGGACTCTTTCTGCGGTATAATACCTCATCCGGCAGCAGTCCTTTGGCGGCTTCGCGCAGCAGATGCTTTACTACACCGTCTTTGCATTTTATGTCCCAGGGCACATTCCACACATAATCCAGTATTCGATGATCCGCAAGAGGGACTCTGGCCTCCAAACCAGAGAACATACTGGTTCTGTCCATACGATCCAGCAGTGTTGCCATAAACCATTTTATATTTAGATATGAGATTTCCCTTCGTCTGCTTTCCTCTGCATTATCTGATGAGAGTCTTGGTGTTTCTGCAACGGAGGCTTCATAGGTCTTATTGATATAATCCTCCAGATTTAATAGTTGAAGCAGGTCATCCTGTAAGAGCTGTTTTCTGGGCTCGATATTTCTGGACCAGGGGAAGGCTGCAGTTTCAAAGGCTTCTTTGCTGTGGAACCAGGGGTATCCGCCAAAGATTTCATCCGCACATACAAGATAACAGCCATAGACATAATTTAATTAATCTTTACAGGAAGCTTTGGATACATCACGATTTGGAAGTCTTCAGGTGATCCAGCTTTGTCCTTGGTATATTCAATTTTTTCTACAATCTCCTTAAGCAATTCATTCTTTTGCGCTGCACTTGGCAAAGATTCATAAACATCAAGAAGATGTCTTATTTTTGGCATTAATTGATTTGATGCAGTCTCCATTTCAATATATCGGGAAAGTTTAGATTCTATTGATATCTTTGATTCATTAGCACTATTTATTCGTTCTGATAAGTTTTGCGATCTTTCCAGAAACTGTTCAGTGGAATACACTCCTTGCTCCAAGAGATCAAAAATGTTTATCTGCTGCTTGTTCAACGTAGCTATTTCTTCATTTATTGATTTCAAGGATTTTTCTATAACAGTTCGATTTATATCAGGTTCTATTTTTTGCTGATCCAATTCTACTGTATATCGATCGTACCAAGATTTTATGGTGCCAAGTATCTTATCTTCAATGTAATTAAATGCTGATCCTACATTTTTGCAACCTCTTGCATGACAAACGATATAATCTTTTTTTCTATGATTTCCAACCGTTGAACCTTTTCGAAGAACTGTTTTACGACCGCATATCCCGCAGACAATAATTCCTGCGAATGGGTTTTTTATCTGATTTTTATATCCAACGGGTGCAGGAGGGGCCATAGCAATAAATTCTTGCGCTCTAGCGAACACTTCTTCACTTACAATTGCTTCATGTAATCCATTCACAAGTACATATTCTTCATTCCGGGGGCGGCTAACTACCGGCTCTCCGTTAATTATTTGTTTTTGGTTTGCACGCCAATTCCACCTTATTTTACCTGCGTATACTGGGTTAATTAATATGTCTCGTATTGTGGATTTTACCCAATAGTCTTTTCTTGAAGGAGGTATATGCATCTCGTTTAGTGTTCGAGCTATCTGTTCTATACCTAAACGTCTTTTCTCATCGAATTCATCTATTATTCCTTCTGTGTATAGTGAAAATATCAGCTTTACGATATTGGCTTGTTCAGGAATGACTTCCAGAGTATTTCCTTTATCCCCTAGTATCTTTGCTATTTTATACCCATAAGCTGGTCTTGATCCTACAAATTTGCCTTCTTTTGCGGCGGCTACGCGTCCTCCTTGAAGTCTGCGGTTAATGGTCTTATATTCTCGGCGCGACATGAATAAACCAAACTCAAAGTATTCTTCATCGAATTCATTATTTGGATCATAGGTCTTAAGAGGGGTAATAATCTTTGTGTTAGAAACTTTAAATGCCTGTGCAACAATACCCTGGTCAATGGTATCTCCACGAGCCAATCGCTCCACCTCTACTACAAGTACGCCGGCCCAGATTCCAGATTCAACCTCAGACAGTAACTTTTGCATATCTGGACGAGAGGCAATAGAATCTCCGGATACAATTTCACGGTATATCTTTGTTATATTCAACTTCATTTTTTTTGACAATTCAAGTAACATCTTTTCGTGTCGAAGAAGAGTTTCGCCCTCTCCATGTGATTCAGCTTCAACGTCTGCTCTGGATTTCCTTAGATACATCACATAATTTTGCATATTAATTTCTCCCCCTTGATTATCTTAATGAGTCTATACAAAACGGTTGATTTATGTATTTTTTCTGACATAATAGTAACTCTAGAACATTTCTATATTCTAACCCTTTTCTTTTACATTCATAATAGATATCAATACGTTCTTTTTGGGCCAACCATATTTCGTGAGATTTCTCATATACGGAAACTCCATACATTCTATTCATTGTTTTAATACGTTTCTCAGCAGCACTAATAGAAACACCAAATATTTCTACTATATCCTCAGCGGTAATTCTTCTATGCTGACTCGCAGTCATATATAGGGTGTAATCAGGCATGAAGAGCTGAGATGCAAAAAAATGAGCTTCGATTTCTTCGATATCTCCGTCGTATGTATGCCCCAAATATATGTGCCCAATTTCATGAGCGAGTGTCCAGTTTCGATGTTTTGAATGTCTAATATCATCATTATACAGAACTATATAATAATTAGCTTTATTATCATATATAGTACATCCATCTCGCAGTGCTTGGTTTTCAGAGGATACAAAACGTGATAGAGGAGTATTTGTCAAGTCACTATAGTTCTGAATAGAATCAAATAAAATATTCTTATCATAATTTAAATTACGTATATTTAATATACGATTTGATATATCCTGCTTATGTAATAGCTTAGTAGCTTCTTTTGTGCATCTTGCGAAGTCAGGTTTTCTCAATACTTACTCCTTTTTTATTCCTTTAGCCTTAAGATATAAGTCTATAGTGGATTCGAATAAATTTACGATATCGTCTTTATCATCATCAGATACATCTCCAGCTTTTCTACAGAGCATTATCAGCCTACGCTCGGTATCATTCTTAGCAACAACTTTAGATAGATCTTCATTCATAGCATCTTTATCGCGCGCTTTTTTAAAAGCCTCAAACTTTGCAATATCCCCATCAAATTGAGGGGGGATATAGTCATCATACAAATCGTATTTTGCTAACAGGGTAAAATAATCAGTACCTAGTGCAGATGCTATGTCATCAAATATATCTTCTCTGATAGGTTCGTCTAAGACTTCGTAATTATATAAGTCTGTATCAGGAATTCCGACGAGTTGGGCCAGCTCTCCCTGTGAAATCCCCTGATTAATTCGTTCTTCTTGAATTACGTGTCCCATCTCTTCAACGAAACTACTTCCCATTAAGTAGTCCAATGTTATGCCAAAATAGTCGCATACTTTTTTAGCTAAATCGGGTCTTGCTAGTGATTCATTTTTCTTCCAAGTACTTATAGTGGATGAGTTCACGCCCGAATCCTTACAGAATTTATAAGGTGTAATACCGCGCTTAGCGCATAGCTTTTCGAATATTTCGTACATAAAGGTTCCTCTCTAAAAAAAAATCTCGGCAACACGAAATAAACTATTGACTAGCTCGGTATGCTGTGCTATACTTCAAGCATAGCTCGTGATAATGAGCTAACAAATAGATTAATCGCAACTATAGTTCGGTTTGATGATATAACTCGTTTGGCAAACATAGTATATCACTAAACCGAGGTATAAGCAAGTATTTTTTAAGAAAGGAGAGTAATTTTATGGGAAAATTGTATTCCTGTGATGAAGTTGCTGAACGATATTCTGTCCAGGTAATAACGGTCTGGGATTGGATTCGTAAAAAGAAACTTCCTGCATTAAAAATAGGCAGGGAATATCGCGTGAGTGATGACGATATAAAAGCGTTCGAAACTAAATGTAGGACTATTCAGGAGGGAGCAAATTGAAAATAAAAACGGAACTCTGGTCAAACCATAAAATCCGCTTTGTAGAAAAGGATGGGGAATGGTGGGCAGTTCTTGCTGATGTAGCGGCAGCGCTCGATTTAGCAGCCAAAAGGATAAATGAAAGACTCCCAAAGGATGTCGTTTCAAAGGACACCCTTCCTACTACTGGTGGTCCGCAGATAATGCTTATTGTAAATGAATATGGCATTTATGAAGCCGTATTTGAAAGCCGGAAGAAAGAGGCTAAAGAGTTTAAACGGTGGGTTTATGAAATGCTAAAAAGTCTCCGTCAGTCCTCTGGTATTGAAGGATTCCAGGTATTCCGGATGCTAGACAAAGAACATCAGAAAGAAGCAATGGGAAAACTCAATCAGGCATTAAGGAAACCGGTACAGGTAGATTTCATCAAGGCAAATACCATAGCCAATAAAGCAGTTTCCAATATGTATGGTTACCCTAAGATGATCAAGAAGGATAGCATGACTCCTGAAATGTTAGTGGACAGGCAACCAATTCTGGAGGACACAGTAAATCTCATGAGCTTAACAGATAAATATGGTATGGATTTATCAGTGAGCCAGAGTATTTACAATGGATTAAATAACAAGAAAACAGGGTAATACCCGTCAAGAAGTACAACCAGGTACACATAAGATATAGCATGGGAGGTGATAAGATATGGCAGTGGTGAAGGATTATTATGACGGGAATACCCATATTATTATTAAGGATGACTTTATTGTATCACCAGAGGAACAGAAAAAAATTCTAAAAAGGTGTGGTGCTATAGCTGCCAGACAGTATTACAGCGGAGTAAAAGAACGATTATCTGATGATAAAACCGCTTAGGCGGTATACGAGGGACAAGCTTCAAAGTGAAAGGAGAAACGCATGTTTAAACAAGACAATACATATAAGGTCCAGGGGGCTGCATGGCTGGGAGTTTCATTGGCCGTTACAGTGACAGTTATTACAACAGGGTCTGCATGGCCGTTAATTGCCTTACTAATACCTTTGTTAGTCGGCGGTGGATCCAATGAAAAGAAGGATTAAAGGAGGTGAGAGAATGAAAAGACAAGAGCAATTAATTATTCCGCAGGAGCTAAAAACAATTGAAGTTGATGTTGAGAAGAAGATTTTCAAGATTAATGGAAAAGAATTCGGTAAAGATTGTACAGGATTCCGTATTACTTGCATACCAGGAAGTTGGTCAATTCAAGCTGATGTAGATACTACAGTTCATTTTGTAGAATATGACAGCAAGGGAGAAAAGAAATCTGACCAGTCCTATAAAAGGAATGGCCAGGATGATTACTAATTATGTGGTAGAGCGGAATATACCTCAGCTGCAATTGTTATAAGAGTAGGGATTGAAGAAATTGTGCCTTTTAATATTTTCTTCCAAGTTTTATCTTCTCTTATTTTGGCAATGACATCATGGCCCAGGGGAGTAAGATCATTAATCTTAAATTCACCCCATATATTTTCAATTCCGTCAATCAAGCCACTGTCTTTACATTGTGATAAGTGATACATAATTTCATCATGATTATACTTAGACAGTAAAGAAAAATCACCAGGTGATTCGTACACCATTTCTTTATGGTAGCCTGTGTTTTCTTCCGCAGTAAGCAATATGTCACGAACACAATCAGGATTAAACTTCATAAGGAGCATTCTCCTTTCATAGTATATTCCGGTGCCAGCCGGTACTTATATTATAGGAGAAAAATGGAACTAAAACAAGAATAAAGGAGGAAAAAACTTGAACAGTGAAACGGTTACTATAGAAGATTGCCTGGATAATTATGAAAAGAAAGGCAAAGCAACTGTTATAAATGACGGACAAGTCATAGGATTCATCAAGGAAAATTAGTTGTATATGGCTATATAGGCCGTTACATATAAAATCTTGGGAAAGGAGGAAGAGCAACTATGAAAATAGGAGAAAAGGTTAAGGTTATCAGGCCGGGATATGAAGAGAGAACCTGGTTAAAAAAAGGTATCGTTGGAGTAATTATGCGGAATTCAGAATTTAACAATGGCTCTAATTGGGATGTGTTTAGTGTTAAATTTGATAATGTTACTGCTCCGGTAGGCGACATAAATCTTAATACCGATGGTACATATGATATGTTTAGAGATCAGCTGGAAGTTGTAGAGGCAGACTCATGAGGTCCCGTTGTTGTACCTGCGGAGGCTATTGGAATATAAGTATTTGGCAGGAGATACCGAAAACAGGTTATGTGTGCCCATATTGTAACAAGAAAGGAGGAAACCATGAACGAAATAGTCGTATGGTCAAGAAAAACAGCCATTCAAGAAATCATCAAAAAGATAGAAAGTCTTCAGGAAGAAATTAAAAACCTTAATGAAGAGTCTACGGAATTAGAACTTAAGAAAGCTTATCATAACCACGGAATTGCTCAAGGTTACATATTGTGTCTCAAGGAACAAGAAATCGAATATCCGGATTACGGTCGATTGCTTACAAGGCAGATAAGGCTTTCAGAGAGAATTAAGGAGCTGCAAGAAAAAAGGACCCTTGGTACTGCGAATACCGAAAGGTCCAGATAACAAATAAACCATAGCCTTATTATAAGGCAGAACTAGGAGGAATGCAAGTATGCAATATGTAAGAAAAATTGATGAAGTGGGAAGAATCGTTATCCCGATAGAGATTAGAAGAGCTGCAGGTATTGAAAACAGAGATTACCTTGATATGACCTTTGAAAATGGAGTATTAAAGCTAAGTAAGGGAAGAGGTAGACGTACTGACGAGTTAGGTAGATTTACGATTCCTAAAGAAATCCGCCGTACCAATGACTGGAGTATTGGACAAGCTATGGACATTTCCATAGATGGAAACATAATCTGCATCCGGAAGTTTGGTTGTGAATGGTGTGAGGAGACAGAAGATCTGATTGAGGTGGATGGACATAAGCTCTGCCGTAAGTGTGCGGAGAAAGTTAGTGCTGCCATTAAACAGGAGGCGCTGGTCTGATGGAGTATGTTCCTGATAATTATGACCAGTTCTTAATCCGTGAAGTGCAGTTATCTAAAAAAGAACAGGAGGAAGATAATGAGCAGTTTATACCAGATAACAGAGAATTATGATGCCGTTCTAAATATGCTCTACGATGAGGAAATGGACGAGCAGACTATATTAGATACCCTTGAGTCTATAGAGGGGGAATTTGAGGATAAAGCAGACGGATATGCCAAGCTTTATAAAACTCTTAAGTATGATGCGGATACAATACAGACTGAAATAGACCGTTTACGTTCTAGGCTGAATACCTTTGAGAACAGAGCGCAGTCTCTTAAAGACACTCTTGAAGCTAATATGAAGCAGATTGGCAAAACCAAGTTCAAGACTACTTTATTTAGTTTTGGCATCCAGAAAAACGGTGGTAAGCAGCCGCTTAAGATTGATGCCTTAGATGTTAATACCATTCCGGCTGAGTATCTTATTCCACAGGATCCATTACCAAACAACGAGAAAATCAGAGAGCTGCTTGAAAAACAGAAGGTTGCCTGGGCACATCTTGAACCACGAGGCGAAAGCCTGCGTATACGTTAGGAGGTACATATGCTGCATAGGCACTGCACTAAAAAACTTAAAGCCTTACATATGCTTGATCAATTATTAAATGGGCACAAAGGTTTTGCTGCTGGAGGGTGTTTTAAAGACCTACTGAATGGAAAACCGGTAAAGGATATAGATATTTATTTTAGGAATCAAAAAGACTATGACGACGCGGTTGGTTGTTTTAATCATAACCCAGATTACGAATTATTTTATCAAAATGATAATGTAAAAGCTTATAAAGCTATAAAGCAAGGGTTCTCAATTGAGTTATGTCATAAAATTTTTGGTTCACCAGAAGAGATCCTGAATCAGTTTGATTTTACCATAACCAAATTTGCATACTTCAAAGAGATAATCCACTCCAGTGATTTTCCATTTGGAGAAGGGGAGGACAAAGAAGAATATACTGCTGTTTATGATGATAACTTCTTTGAACATCTATTTCTAAAATTATTAATTATTGATGATCAAATCCCTTACCCGAAATCAACATTTGAGAGAATGTTGCGGTATCAGAGATATGGATTCACACCTGACAAACAGACTATTAACAAGTTATGTTCAGCTATAAGCAAAACTCCAATAGCTGAATCTGACGATGAAGATTTTTATTAAGGAGGTACATATGTTTATTAATTCATCACATTTAAGAAAGCTTATGACCACTGCCTATAAGGGCGGTGGTGTCCGGATTGGTTATATTGATGAAGGATATGTGATTTTTGGGGGTAAATGGGGTGTTTGGCTTGATGTAAACTTTATTCCGAATAAAGTCAAAGCCGTTATTATGGAGCTGGCTGGTACACTTCCGGAAGAAGGGACGTTATTCTCAGTAAGCAAAGAGCGTCCAATGCCACAGCTTGAAATGGATATACACAACCATGCCCATATAAATATCCTTCAGCGTGAAGCAAAATATCCCGTAACTGTCACTGATGTGTTATTGGACAAGAAGCACAGTTTATATAGCTTGTTACAGGTTAATGCTGACAAAAGACTTATTCTGATGGATATGAATCTTATGAATCTGATTGATCTTAGTGAGATTGATTATGACCAGGAGAGCCTGCCGGCAGGACCCTGTACGGGTATGAGTCAGGGTATGTTCTTCTGGCGAAATGCTACCACAACTTTATTACTGCTTGGTGAGGCTGCTAAAACCGACAACACCTTGATAGCAGTACTTTCTGCCATCGACTTTGAACAGGAGGCGAATAAATAATGGGATTACCTGTATTAATTATAGGGAAGTCGGGCAGTGGAAAAAGCGCAAGTCTTAGGAATTTTAATGAAGGTTTAGCCCTGATTAATGTTCTTGGTAAACCACTTCCCTTTAAATCAAAGATTCCTAAGGTGGTTACAGATGATTACCAGCAAATCATGAAGCAGTTGTTTAATAAGGCTTTCAAGAGCTTTGTAATTGATGATGCTGGCTACCTCATTACCAACCATTTTATGAGCAAGCACAGTTCGACTGGGGGAGGAAATGCAGTATTTAGCCTCTACAACGACTTGGGGGATTACTTCTGGAACTTGATTCAGTTTGTTATCCGGAAACTGCCGGCAGACAGAATAGTTTATTTTATTATGCATGAGGATATAAACGACTTCGGAGATATCCGGCCTAAAACCATTGGAAAGCTTCTGGATGAAAAGGTGTGCGTAGAGGGAATGTTTACAATCGTCCTAAGATGTGTAAGTGAAAATAATGTTCATAAATTCATTACACAATCAGATGCCGGGGCAGTAAGCAAATCCCCTATGGGAATGTTTGAAACACTGGAAATAGATAATGATTTAAAATTCGTAGATGATTCTATTAGGGAATATTACGAACTTGACAAGGAGGATACAAATAATGCAGAAACCAAATGATTATGATAATGTCCAGGCTTATGGGGATTTTATTCCCCTGAAGCTTGGAGGGCATATCTGCAAGATAATGCAGGTAAAGGAAACTACATCAAAGGCTGGTAAAGAAATGCTGGAAATCAGCCTTGATATTGCAGAAGGTGATCAGAAGGATTACTTTGCACAGCAGTACAAATCTGATACCAGGGAAAACAAGAAGTGGGGATGTGTTGTTTATCAGCTCGTTAAGGATAACGATGGAAACACAAGTAAGGGATTTAAAACCTTTATAACATCTGCCGAAAACTCAAATTCTGGCTTTAAGGTTGCATGGGGAAACAATTTTGCTGCCTGCTTTAAAGGAAAGCTTATCGGCGGTGTTTTTGGCCGCGAGCAGTATTTGAATTCTTATTGTGAAAAAAAGTTCGCTACAAAATGTGTTCAGTTCCGCAGCATAGAATCAATTCGCAATGGTGTGGATATTCCTGAAGATAAGCTTCTTCCTGAAAGCCAGGATAATGGTTATGGTCCCGGATACACTCCAAGTACTATAGGCGATGGATTTATGAATATTCCAAATGGGCTGGAAGAAGAACTACCATTTATGTCTTAGGGGTGATTATTTGACCAGGGATGAGCTAAAAGCAACGGTTACAATGAAGGAAGTTCTGCATCGTAACGGACTTATTGTAAATAGGAACGGGTTTATATCATGCCCGTTCCATATTGAAAAAACTGCTTCCATGAAGATATATAATGATTCATTTTATTGTTTTGGTTGCGGAGCCAAAGGAGATATCTTTGATATGGAAATGCATCTGAATGGGTGTAATTTCCGTACAGCTTTTGAATTGCTTGGAGGCGCTGATAAGCCGTCTTGGCGGACTACTGTAATTGCAAATAAGGCAAGAAAAGCAAGGAATGAAGCAGAACAAGTAAGGCATTCGAATGCCATGAGGATGCGCAGCATTCAGTTACATATTACAGCTTATCGCAATATAATTGCTGCTGAACATCCATTTTCGGACCTTTGGTGCTCCTGTGTTAATAAATTGCAGTATCAGGAATACCTATTAGAAACTGTATTGGAGTTGGATAAATGATTAATATAGCAGAACTTAATAAAGAGACTATCCTAAATGATGAAATTTTCTTTGAACTCTATGAAGAAAAAGATCCGATTCTGCATGCAACGCTTACAGTTGATCTTATGGCCAAAGCAAAGTCGCTTGGAGTAAAGCAGTTATTTGATATAAAGTACAAGGCTTTTGCTAAATCTAAACGTAGCTTTACACTTAAAATCGGAGGTAATTATACGGACTTTGAAGGGGAGTATCCTCAAATGTATGCCGGTGGCTGGACCGCGAACGAAGAAGGCATTACCATTCTTACGAACTTTGGAGAAAAGACAGCCTGCAGCCATCCCATTCTACCAGTAAAATCGCTGATCAATGCAGAGACCGGATATATTAAAACGATACTTGCTTTTAAAGTCCGAAACCGGTGGAAAGAAATCATCGTAGATAAAGAAGTCATGTCCTCCAGTAACCGGATTACTGGATTATCAAAATATGGGGTCAGAGTCACCAGTGAGAATGCCAGGGCGCTTGTACAGTATTTGGCTGACATTGAAAGCATGAATGATTCTGCTATACCAGAACAGTTATCTACTTCAAAATTAGGCTGGCTCAATAATAATTTTATTCCATATGATGAGAGCGTAATTTTTGATAATGAGGATAACCTATCCGGTGCTTTTAAGAGCATTCAGAGCAATGGATCCTACACGAAATGGCTGGAATTGATGCATAAAATTAGGCAGAGTGATCGATTAGAGCCTAAGATTTATTTGGCAGGAGCTTTTGCAAGTCCTTTATTACATAAATTTAATGCTTTGCCCTTTATTATTAACACTCATGGTAAGACCGGTAAGGGAAAAACAGTAGCTTTAATGGTTGCGACTTCGGTTTGGGCGGATCCGACAGAGGGTAAGTATTGGATAAAATCAAAGGCAAATGAAATAGCTCTGGAGGCAAGGTTGGACTTTCTTAATCATTTACCTTTAGCCATTGATGATTTTTCAGAGATCCAGAAGAAAATGAAAGACGATTTTTCTGGATATGTATATAGTTTATGTTCCGGCGGCGGTAAGGAGCGTTCTAATGTCAATATAGGGCTGCAGAGACAGAGATACTGGAAGAATGTTATCCTTACGAACTCGGAACGCTCTTTAATCAGCGAAACGATGCAAGGAGGAGCCATCAATCGAATAATCGAATTTGAAAGCGAAGAAGGAAGTATCTTTGGCAACATATCAGAGTCAGCTGCCGTGGTAAGTACCGTAAAAGAACATTATGGTTATGCTGGCAAAGAGTTTATAGAAATTATAACCGACATGGACCCAAAGGAGCTAAAGGCTATACAGAAAAATTTCCAGGATCGTATTTATGCAAAGGCCATAGAGCTGGGAATTGAAAAAGAGGATAAACAGATCTTACCTATGTCTATTCTTCTTACAGCTGACAAAATTGCAACAGAGCAAATCTTTGAGGATGACAGGTATCTTGATTTTGATACATGCTTTAATATTCTAAAAAATAAAGAAGAGGTATCAGAGGAAGAGCGGGCCTATAGTTTTATCATGTCGGATATAGCAATTCATCACAATAATTTCGTCCCAGACATATATGGCAGCTATAAAGGTGAAGTATGGGGATTTATTGAGCGTGGATATGTATACATAGAGCCAAATGTCTTTAAAAGTATGTGCGATAGGGGCAACTTCTCCAGTAAATCTTTTCTTACCTGGGCGGATCGGAACGGTCTATTATTAAAAGATAATGATCGTGGGGGAACCAGAATGGAGAAAAGCAAGAAGGTTAACGGTAAAAAATCAAGATTCAATGTCATAAAATGAATGACGAAGAAAGTGAGGAGTCATTGAAAATACTGAATTTGTACCGGTTAATGAACAGATGGAATTACCATTTGAATTAACAGCGGTTCCCAGTTCCCAAGTTCCCAAGGAAATGCACGTCTATAATACTCTGGGTGTGTGTCAATAAATACATACACACACTAACCTTTATATAGAAAAGTTAAAAATGTGGGGAACCGGGGGAACCAGTACCGCAACCCATTGATTTTACTATATTTTATCGGTTCCCCAATTGGTACCCCAAAAGAAAAAATATTGGGAACTGGGGGAACTCAATAGGAGGCATCTTGAAATTAAATAATAAAAAAGCTGGAACAGATTTTGAGCATTCATTTGTACAGACTCTTTCAAAACATGGTTTCTGGGTACATAAGTTACAGGATAACAAGAATGGACAGCCTTTTGATGTAATAGCAGCCAGAGCAGGAGAGACTTATATATTTGATTGTAAAGACTGTAAGAATGATATCTTTCCTTTGTCCAGGATTGAAGAAAATCAATACAATGCAATGACGCTCTGGCAGAAATGTGGAAACCATGAAGGGTTATTTGCAATGAATACCAGCAAGGGAATAAGGATTATTTCATTG